GTTATTGCTATCCTTGACTACTGGTCACAAACAGCTTTAAGACCTTTACATTTCCATTTAATGGATCTGTTAAAGAAAATAAAGTCTGATTGTACCTTTAATCAAGGTAGTTTTATTTCTAAACTCCCTTCTTGCGGTCCATACTTTAGTTTCGATCTCTCCGCTGCGACAGATAGAATGCCTATTGTTCTTCAACAAAAGGTTATTTCATCTATCATAGGGAAAGAGAAATCTGAAGCTTGGGCCCGGTTGTTAACCAGCACTGAGTTCCTGGACCCCAAGGGTGGGCAGTATTATAAATATAATACTGGTCAACCTATGGGGGCGTATAGCTCTTGAGCCGTCATGGCTTTAACACATCATTACATAGTTCAACTAGCATCTATAAGAGCCGGTTTTAATCGGTTCTTTAGAGACTATGTTTTACTAGGTGATGATATTGTTATAGCCAATGAGGCTGTTGCCCTTCAATACAAGATCTTGTGCTCTATCCTTGATATGCCCATCTCTGAAGCAAAGACTCATGTGTCTGTAGACACATTTGAATTTGCCAAGAGGTGAGTACATCGAGGCGTAGAAATCACAGGGTATAGTATTGGAGGTCTCTTTGAAACATGGAAGAGATATTCTCTTTTACATGAGTTCATTGAGAATCAACAACAGCACGGTTGGACTCTTTCATTGGAAGGGAGACCGGGTTTTATATCCCGCATTTATGAGTTCTTTGGTCGAGATTCAACTAGACCAATAAAACTTTATAAATGTTTCTATTATATAAAGAATATTACCGATTTGGCCAAACAAGTCATGCACAGTAATACTGCGAAGCTTGCTCGGTCAGAAACTAAGGTCAAGATAAATAATGATTTATTCATTAGAGATCATGCCAAAGTTTCGTATATCGATAATTCTTCTTTATGACACCCGAGACTCGAAATGTTATGTAGTTCTTTATTGAACTATGTGACACAAGAGTTTGGAGTGCCGTCACTTCAACCAGGGTTGTTTATGCCCTCTACCTCAACTGAGATAGTATTGGATTTGATCCAACAGGTTAAAGTGGCAATAGTAGAAAAGGATATTGAGAGAGTCTTTTCAAACGTCGAAATAATTTCTAGTAAATTAGATCGGCCATTCTTGGAGACTTTCCCAGACTTGGGTAACCAGCCATACAGAGCCTTAAGAAGAGAATGTTATCCAGCAATATTTTGCTTGAATACTTTACTTCGTCAACAAGTTGATTACATCGCGAGACTTTCGTCAAACGATGAATCACTTAATATTTTCGAATTAGGTATTTCAAAGTATTTTGTTGCTGATGAGATTCTATCCTTAAGAGCCGCGCACTCGATCTCACTAGCTGAGTCTCAACTGACGAAATGATTCTTATACCTAGTCAGATTGCGGTACAATGAGATACAACCTCAATGAAAACTTATCGGAGAGGTCTCCCCAACTGGTTTTGATAAACTAGTAGGGAAGTGACATCCTGATAAGTTAAAACAAAGAGAGAAGTATTTCAGAGTACGCAAAGCTGAGTCTAGAAAGAAGAATAAGATCAATCTTATGAGATCTAAGGTTAAGAACTCGTAGGGTACGGACCCTACGAGGCCTTAGATTATAATCAGTAGTAAGGTTTACTTATCTGAATTCTGGAGGTTTCTCTCTATCTGAAGTGCTGGGTTTACCCATACTTTTAGCTTCAT